ACAACGGACACCCTGTTCTTCGGTGGATGATGGATAACATTTTCATCAGGCGTGACCCTGCCGGAAATATCAAGCCGGATAAAGAAAAATCCACAGAGAAGATTGACGGTGCGGTTGCCATGATCATGGCTCTTGACCGTGCAATCCGCTGTGGATGCGTTTCTGATGAGTCGGTTTATGATACGAGGGATATGCTGGTGTTATAGGTTTGATTATCTTTGCAAACTGGAATTTCTTGAATGGTCGGATATTCTCCGTTATGATCTTTTAAATATTCATTAATTTGATCTTGAGTAATATTCATATATGCAATTTGTGTGGAAACCTGCATTTCCTTATCTGTATAACTCATCTTCTCTAATCTCCTCCATTTCTTGATTAAATTCATCAATACTCATTTTCCAAATACCTTCCTCTGCTCCCCGTGCTACTTCTTCATATTTTGTGTTCAAAAAATGAATCAAGTCGGAATTGCAGGAAAGGGAGGGATACTCGCTATAATATTCTTCTACAGTTTTCTCATCATCCAACAATATAAAAGTAACTCTTAAAAAACGAGGATTTGTATCAGAAACAATACTTTTCATAAAGAAATATAATTCTTCATTACTATAGCAATCTAAAAAATCAGAAGATAGATACAAATCAATCTTTGGTTGAACGCTATATGCAGACATCTCATCATTGTATTCTTCAATTGTGATATTCGTATTCTTGATTTCTTTTTCTTTAAACGGAATGCTCGGAACATCTACATCAATGTAAAAATACAAATTGACATCGGCGAAGGTTTTTTCCACGATTTTCTTGTATTGGTCTCCAATGATCGATTGGATATAATCATCTTTTCCGCCACGTGTTTCAATCAGGCTATACACCTCAAACAATAAATCAGGATCATTTACTGGATATGCAATTGTTCGATGAGAATCCATGATAGTTTTCACTTCGAACTCTTCTCCATACTTTTCGTATAGCTGCTCTTTCGCAAATTTTGCTAAATCTTTACTGTCATAAATAACACAGCCTGTCAGCCAGATTGTATTTGTAAAAACAACAGCACATAAAGCTGCTATAGAAAAAAGATGATGAATGATGTTCTTTCTCACTCTTGCATTCTCACTTTCTGTAAAAATCACCGGAATTTTTGCGATGTAAATGGTTAATGCCCATCACATCAGCTGTATAGCATTTCATATTTTACTTTAGTATAAATGAGCATTTCCAGCGACTTGCACAAAAATATGTCATAATTTCACATGATAATCCCGTTTTTAATTGCAGAGAGAGCATAAATGGTTGGGAATTGTTGTGCAAAATGACGGTGCATGCTCATTTATAGTTATTGATAAATATTTTCATACTCATCAATTTCCATACAAATATTATCTTCTGCAATTTCATGCTCATAGACGATATATATATCATTAACTTTTTTAACAGCATATGAATACCAATAATACTTATTTCCTTTTAGTATTCTTTTACGTATTCCAATCTGCTTACCTTTTTCAAGTTTGAGATAGTTTGCATTCATCTTGTACTTTCACCACCATACCCCAGATATTAGAATTTACCAAATTAACAAAGCACGATTTATAGAGTTTTTACCCTACATTCTGTTTAGTTTAGTATATTATACCACACCCATACTCTCAAAGTCAAGAAAGGAGCTGATTCTCATGGGTATTTTCAGCGGACTATTTAAGTCCAGAGATAAGCCTCAAAACAGCTATGACAGCCCGTCCTACACATATTTTTTCGGACGAGCGAACAGCGGCAAACGTGTCACCGACAGAACAGCTTTGCAGCATATCGCGGTTTATGCCTGTGTGCGTGTGCTGTCAGAAGCGATTGCACAGCTGCCGCTTCATGTGTACAAATACAACGATAGCGGAAAAGAGCGAGTGCCACAGCACCCACTTTACTTTTTGCTTCACGATCAGCCAAATCCGGAAATGACATCTTTCGTATTCCGAGAAACCCTAATGTCCCATCTGCTGATTTACGGCAATGCTTATGCACAAATTATCCGAAACGGTCGTGGAGATGTATTGGGGCTGTATCCGCTGATGCCGGATAAGGTCAGAGTAGACCGTGACCAGCGAAATCGTCTGGTCTACATCTACAGTCGCTACGATGAAGCCAATCCAAACTTGAAACAGCAGGGCGATATTGTCCTGCAGGCAGAAGATGTGCTGCATATTCCCGGACTTGGGTATGACGGCTTGGTGGGATATTCTCCCATTGCTCTTGCAAAGAATGCAATTGGCATTTCTCTTGCCTGTGAAGACTATGGTTCTACCTTTTTCGCCAACGGTGCCAGTCCATCCGGTGTGTTGGAACATCCGGGAGTCATCAAAAATCCGGAACGGGTACGAGATGCTTGGCAGCATGCCTATGGTGGTTCCAACTCGCATCATACCGCAATTTTGGAAGAGGGCATGAAATACACGCCTATTTCCATCCCCAACAATGAAGCACAGTTTCTGGAAACCAGAAAGTTTCAGGTCGAGGAAATTGCCCGGCTGTATCGAGTGCCGCTTCATATGATCGGCGATCTTGACCATGCCACATTCAGTAACGTGGAACATCTATCATTGGATTTCGTGAAATACAGTCTCGACCCGTGGATCGTTCGCTGGGAACAGTCTTTGCAGAAGGCATTGCTTTCCGATTCAGAGAAAGGCAAGTATTTCATCAAGTTCAATGTTGAGGGGCTTTTGCGTGGTGATTATGCTTCCCGTATGCAAGGCTATGCCACAGCAAGACAGAACGGCTGGATGTCCGCCAATGATATTCGTGAACTGGAAGATATGAATCTGGTGCCGGAAGAACAGGGCGGCAATCTGTACCTCGTAAATGGCAGCTTTACAAAACTCGCTGATGCAGGTGCATTTGCAAATCAAAATTTAGAAAAGGAGGAGAAAACCAAATGAAGAAATTCTGGAACTTTATCCAAAATGAAGATACATCGGAAACAGAGCTTTTGTTTAACGGTCCTATCTCTGAAGATACCTGGTGGGGCGATGAGGTCACACCTGCACTGTTCCGTGATGAACTTGCAAAAGTCAGCGGAAACTTGACAGTCTGGCTGAACTCGCCGGGCGGCGATGTGTTCGCTGCAAGTCAGATTTATTCTATGCTGAAAAATCATAAAGGCAAGGTCACCGTAAAAATTGATGGTATTGCTGCCTCTGCCGCATCGGTTGTGGCAATGGCAGGCGATGAAACTTTGATTGCACCGACTGCCCTAATGATGATTCATGACCCCAGCACTTGTGCTATGGGCAACAAGGCAGATATGGAAAAAGCTATCATCTTGCTTGATGAGGTAAAAGAAAGTATCATCAACGCCTACGAAACCAAATCTCATCTCAGCAGAAACAAGATTGCGAAACTGATGTCCGATGAAACATGGCTCAATGCAAAAAAGGCTCATGAGATGGGATTTGTGGACGGGATTCTGTTTGCAGATAAGAAAATGCCTGTTGTTCCTGAAGAGGAAGAACAGGATGAAGAAGAAAAAGAAGATACACTGACCGCAATGACCTATTCCAAATCGAAGAATCTATCTGCATTCTTATCCAAAGTATCTGCATCAGCAGAATCCGTTACAGGCACACTCATTGACCAGCTTGAAAAAAGGCTGGCATTACTGAAATACTAAGGAGGATTTTAACTATGGCTATGACAATTCAGGAACTCAGAGAAAAAAGAAAGAAGGCCTGGGACACTGCCCGTGATTTTCTTGACAGCAAGCGAAACGCAAACGGTGTTCTCAGTGAGGAAGGTTCCAAGACCTACGATGCAATGGAACAGACGATTGTAGACCTTGGAAAGGAAATTCAGCGTCTGGAAAGGCAGGCTGAAATTGAGGAAGAAATGAACAAAGCAACTTCCACTCCTGTTCTCGGTAAGCCTGCAACTCCAAATGTAACGGAAAAGACAGGAACGGCAAGCGACACTTACAAGAAGGTATTCTGGAACAGCGTCAGAAACCGCAACTGGATCGATGTCCACGATGATTTGCACATTGGCACAGACGCAGAGGGCGGTTATCTTGTTCCAGATGAGTTTGAACGAAAACTGGTGGAAGCGTTGGAGGAAGAGAGCATTTTCCGCCAGATGGCAACGGTCATCAAAACTTCCAACGGCGACCGCAAGATTCCGATTGTGACTTCCAAGGGCGAGGCTGTCTGGATGGACGAGGAACAGCAGTATTCTCTTTCTGATGATACGTTCGGACAGGCATCGCTTTCCGCATATAAGCTTGGAACAGCGATCAAGATCTCCGAAGAACTCCTTAACGATTCTGTATTTGATTTGCCGTCCTACATTGCAAAAGAGTTTGCACGCCGTATTGGTGCAAAGGAAGAAGAGGCATTCTTCGTTGGTGACGGTAAGGGAAAACCGACCGGTATTTTCAATGCTACAGGTGGTGCGGAAGACGGCACTTCTACCACAGGTACAAGCATTACATTTGATGATGTGATGGAACTTTTCTACTCCCTCAGAAGTCCGTACCGCAAGAAAGCTGTATGGGTACTGAATGATTCCACAGTAAAGGCACTTCGCAAGTTGAAAGATAACACAGGCAATTACATCTGGAATCCGTCTGTACAAGCTGGCGTTCCGGATACCATTCTCAATCGTCCGTACTACACTTCCAGTTATGTGCCGGAAATCAAGGCAGGTGCAAAGTGTCTCGCTTTCGGCGATTTCAGCTATTACTGGATTGGCGACCGTCAGGGACGCTCCTTTAAGCGACTGAATGAAGTATTTGCAATGAATGGTCAGGTTGGATTCCT